CTCAACAATAAATTGAACTTCTTCGTTATTGTATGTTTCGTCAATAATTACTGTTCCAGTTATGCCAAAATTTACAAGAGTTGGGTCAAGAATTTTTAACGTCAAACCAGCAACAGACTTTCCCCTTACATCATTTAGAATTTGCGATTTTTGTGTAGAAGTCAAGAAATCATTTAGCCCGTAAGCAAAAATTGCAACATGTCCAGTCGCGTCAATGCCAGTGTACGCAGAAGCGGTTACTGTAGTGCTTGCAGTATTAGATGCTGTTCTATTGAATGAAAACGTTGTATCTCCTGTTGCTATTATTTCATGAGTGCCATTGAATGTTGTACTTGCTGAGTTATTTAAAACTTCGATTTCAACAACATCGCCAACAACATACAAATGACTATCAACTGTTTGAACAGTTGCCACATTATTTGTTAAAAAAACCTTGTTTATTCCCATTTCTCTATTTACTGTTATATTTTTTGCTTCCTGTAATCCATTTTTTGTCAAATCATATGTCCGCACCCTGCTTATTACGTCCGGATAATTTGTCAACAAATATGAATCAACCTGACTTGATGTTGTTATTGCAGAAGTAAGAGAGCGAAGATATGTGGTTGACTTTGAAAGATATTCTTCGTCTGTATCTGCGTTTATTCCATTTAAGAAATTATTTGGGCTATTTGTAACACACGACTGAATAGGCAACCCAGATGAATTTATTTCAAGTAAAAAATCATCAACTAGTGGTGGAATAACTCCGCCCTGTAAACAAACAAGTGTTGTCGAGGCTGACGGAAAATCTTGCGATATTTCTAGGTCAACTTCATCAATTATTAACTGTTCCACTGTTTGGAATCCAATTTCAATGATTTCATCTTCAAATGAAGATTTATAAGTAAATACAGTTCCGGCAGGTATTGCTCCTCCGTCGTATGTGTTTAGGGTAACCGTTGCGTCGACAGTGGCAAAAACTGCTTCTTGTCTAGAGTATCCAAGCAGTGTAACAATTCCGGCCATGAGCCTGTCTGGTATTCTGTTTATTGCGGCAATATTTAAAGAAGATATATACGATATTGCTTGAAATATTGCGTCTTCTGGTGTTCCTGTTCGAAGATTGAATTCAGGCAAAGCAAGCCTTGCCACCTCAAGAGCGTCGCGATAAATATCACCAGGCTCTTTATCAAATATTTTTAAATTTACATATTCCGAAAAATCTGCAGGCATGACTATCTCTCTTCTATTTCAAAAGAAAATTTAACATTAATCATTGAATTATTATCTTGTTGTGTAACAACCTCGGTTACTCTTACCTCTGGAACGTATCTTGCCGCATTCAAAATAAACAAACCTTTGTCTACGGTTCTTAGTGTTGGGTCATAGGCGCCAAATTGCGGAGTCATCGGGTGCGTCAGTGGTTCAGTCAATATGGATATTGACAAAAGCTGTGAATAATAATCAAATTCTCCCTCTTTTAATTTTTTTAGCCCAGTTGAGTCAAACGCTAGGGGAAACTGAATCATGTCCATGGCTTTAGTCCGTTTGTTTATATGTTTGTAGATTTATATTTCCAAGTTGCACTTGAGCTCTCAATGCGTTTATTTGAGCCTGCATTTGGTCAACAAGTGCATTAAATTTTTCTGCTCCTGTAAATATGTCTTTTTTAATATTTTCTGCCCCCAAAACAACTGCTTTATTAAAGAATTCATCAGTAAAAGTAAGAGTAATGGAGTCCTTTTTGGACAGCTTGTTTCTTTTCGTGGTTCCAATCGGCAATATTGGACCAAAACTTGTAATTCCCAAATCGCCAATGCTGACCATTATTCTTCCAGATTTGTCAACGCTCAAAACAGAACAAGAATAGAATCTTCCGGGCTGTAATGGATGTGAAGATGCTTTGTCTGTTGCAATTACATCTGGTTGCATTCTTTTCTTTGACATTTATTTACGCTCCGTTTGTATTGACAATTTTACTAAACCCATGAGGAATCCGAGCCACCTGCAGTGTTCGGAATAGAACTGAGTGCACTTTCATATTGTGGAAATCGATGTTTTAGAATCAATCGTTGTTGTAAAGATATGAGTTTTCCATAATCTCTTGCGTTTAAAATTGCATCTTTTTCTGTTTTGCCTCGAAGAACTCCAAGATGTTTTCCTGACCCTTCGTATCCACCAGCGTTCCAAAACTTGCTTTCTACTTGCGAAACGTAATTTTCTTTTGTTACCGCAAGTCCATTTTCCGTGTAGATAAGTGGCAAAAGAATCGCTCGATATTCACTTCCGTATTGTTCTGTAATTGTTAATGAAAAAATTGTTTTGGGTTCATTGTTGCCATCTGGCAAAACTGGACGAGTGTACAAGTCTAGATTTCCAGAATAAATAAGACTATTTCTGTCTCCCGTGCTTTTTTCCGTTGGTTTCCCGTTTGTTATTAAATTAATAAATGCTGGATATTCAATTGTTAAATTCGCATATTCCATTCTTGGGTATCTGTCCAACTGGCCGGCTGCCTGTGGATACAGAATTATGCGTGCATCTTGCCTGATTCCGGCAGCAGATTGTCCTGCATCATTTTTATTATTTTGTTTTACTACCCGAACAGATATAGAACCATCAGCATAAGTCTGCAGATATTTTATTCCTACTGGAAGTTCTTTCTTTTTGTATTTTTCTTCATCTCTATTTGGAGTTCTAAAACTGACACTTACTGGGTCTGGTGACATTTCATTATATGAAACACTGTCAATCAAATAATATCCCGACATGTTTGGAATATTTCCAACGTATGCTGTCATTCCTGGTCGTATTTGTGTTCCACTTATTCTTTCTACTGTGCAACTTCCATCAGCCTCTCTTGGGTCATTATCTGATTTTGTTATAGATGGATACCCCGTCAAAGTAAATATTCCAGCCCTGCCTATGTAGTTGACTCCCTTATTTGGAAATTGTAAAGAAATAAATTTTTTTTGTTTTGTTCCATCCTGTATTCGCTTTTTAGGATTTTTGGGGTCTTTTTTAAATTTCGGTACGGTAAGTGAGTTGCTGCCCCATTTATCTAATAGCCATTCTTCTGAACCAAAAACCAAAATTCCATCAACTTCGAACAATATAAATTTTGCATCTCCGGCAAGACGTTTCATTATGTCCCACAATGAGTCTGCTTGTTTGCTTCCGGAAGATTTTATTTGCTGTGATTTTCCGGTTTGTTGTCCATAAAATTCTAATCCAAATTTTTTCGCCGCATTTCGCACAAAAGCAGTGCCGGTTCCTTTTATGGATGATGCAATTTTTCTATCTCGTTTCATTTGTTGTACTGCTTTTGTATAACATTTAATTGAAAACGCAGGACTACCGCCAGGACCTTGAGAAACACTTACGTTTGCTATCTCGAATAATTGTCTTACAAATACTATGTTTGGCTCAAACGGCTGCAATCGACCAAGTGTTTGTGTCTCATAAATTACATCTCTGGCAAGTGTAAAATAATTATTTTCTGCCATTTGCAAATCGGGGTCGATAACTTCAAATGACAGCTCAGATGCCATGTCCATTGTGTAGTTCACACTTGCTTGTGTCAATAGACCAGATACGTCTGTAAAAGCGCCAGAACCCAGATTTGGCAAATCCGCTATAAGTATTTTTCTTTCATAAGGTCCACGATTCTGTCTTGACAGCGACCATTCTGGAAATGAAACAACCGGTGCAGCTGTTGCGTCCAATGATTTTTCTGTATTATTTTTAGATTTTGCCGCAAGTTTTGCTTTTAGCGCTGCTATGGCTTCTAAGGTATCTGGGCTAGGCATAAATTAGCTGGCCCCCGGAGGACAGTCGGTTTGTGGCTCCCCATTGGGGCCTTGGGTCGTATCGGTTGTCCATCTATTTACACATGTTGAGTCCGTTGTCGGCGGGGGTGGTACTTGCGGTATGTCTTTTGGTGGGCGTGGCATGACTATCAAATTTGGACCCTCAAGTGGCAATTCTTGAATTGTCATATTTACAGTCGCCCTATTTATACTGCCTGGCGGCACATCTGCTCTTGAGGGTGGTAATGAACCATCTCCAGAACGAGAACGCTGAGCTGATGTTATTGATAAATCAACTATTGCAAAAACAATTCCACTTCCACCAGTTAGATGCGGAACAATAATTTGTTCTTGAAACATTGCGTCAAATCCAAGAAAAGTTACAGGTTGTGGGCGCATTGACATTTTTCTGAGCTGCTTCAGTTTTGCATCTACTGACGTGTATAGATTTCCCGCATC